GGTCCCGTTTCCGATGCCCGAGGGCAGCGCAGTGACGAGGTGCTGGTCAGCGGTGAGGACCTTCTTGCGAGTGAGAAGCGGCATGGTGGCTCCGGTTAGGTTGTGACGTCGGAGACCCCGACGCGGTAGACGATTGAGGCGGTGACGACGCAGACGGCCAAGGTGCGTGAGCCCTCGGTGCTTGCGTCAGAGATGTCGAGGTTCTCGACCTCGACGTAGATCGCTTTCCCGCTCAGTTGGCGGTCGTTGGCGATGGTCTGCTGGATGTCGCCTGCGAGCAGGCTGATCTTATCCTTCCAAGCGTTGGCGCTCGCGTCCACGCGCATGACCCCGATGATCTGAGCGGTCATCTGGTACTCGTCGCTGTCGCAGGTCAAAGCTCGCAGGCGCGAGTCGTTGACCGGCACGATGGCGATCGCCGGGTTCTGGCCGCCAAGCACGAGGCGCTGCGCCTGATACGTCAGGACGCGCTTGACCTCAATGCTGTTCGTCGGCGGAGCGATGGCGGCAAGGTTCGAGTGAAGCTGCGCCAGAACTTGGCTGCGCTTGGTGGTGCTATTCGCGTAGGCCACTATCGTTGCTCCGTGAGTTGCCACCGCACCGACGCGGTGTTGGCGGTCAGGTAGGCGATGGCGGGAGCCTGAGGACCGAGCACAGCAACCGGGTCATCTCCGTCGTCCGGGGGGTAGTAGAGCGGCAGCGTGCCTCTCCCTGCGTCCTCCCAGAGTGTGTAGATCGAGCGGGCCTCATCGTGCGACAGTGCTTGCCAGACAAGCTCGTAGCTGCGCCGTGGCTCGTCGTAGACGCTGCGCCCGAAGACAGGGCCGTCGCTGCCGTCCGTTGTGATCACGCCGGCCTTGCGAACCGTTCGCTCAGTGACGGGGGACAGCTCACCAGAGAAGCCTCGTTCGGTGCCGGCTCCAGGGTAGACCAGTCGTAAAAACGTCACAGCAGCCCTGCCACGCGAAGCGCCTTGTCCACCCGCTCCTGAAGTCGGCGCTGGATGCTCTGCTTGAATTCTGGGCTTGTCCAGGTCTCCCCAAAGCCGAGACGCGCTGGAATCTTGACTTGCTTCTTGAGCAAGAACAGGAACTCAAGACCGTCGCCAGAGGCGCTCTTCCGCACGAGGAATGCTTTGCCCTTCGTCCGCAGTACGAAGATGCTTGGATCGCTCCGGGGTCGCGTGACCTTCGTGCGCCCAGCCGGCGTCAGGTTGTCTGGCATCGGGATCGTCAAGAAGCCGCCGGCCTTCTTCGGCCTGACAGTTCCACCCTCCTCCTGGATTGCCGCATACGGCGCCGTCAAGGCGTTGCCGATGGTGGCTAGCAGCCTGAGGTTGTCGAGGTTAGACCCCGTCACCGTCTGGCGCTGGCTGCGACGGAGGTTGCCTGTGCGGTTTGCCAGTCGATCTGAGGCCGTCTGTCTCTTCCAAGGGCCGGTGAGGGAGCCCTCGAACCTCTTCGACATTGCCTCCTCGAAGTCGTCACCGATCTGCTCGTACCCAAACTTGATCGAGGTGCTGAGGAGCTTCGGGACCTCCTTGAACGCCTTCTTGAGGCTGGCAGCGTCGAACTCAAGCGGCATCAGACGATCACCCGGCGATGAGCCTGAAGCGCCCTCCTGACGATCGCCAGGAGTTGATACTCGCCAGAGCTGAAGCTCGTGCCCCCACCCTGCGAGGTGTCCACGTTGCCGCCCAAGGCGTCCTGGCGCTGAAGCCGGTAGAGCACCTGCATCTCGGCGGCGTTGGTCAGCCACTCGTGCTTGCTGCCGATCTCGCCGGTGTTGGCGAAGAAGCCGCCCGTGTAGGTCACCTCTGCGAAGGCCGGATCGTAGGGCTGCTGGTCGAAGAGCATGATGGTCCCTGTCCGCTGGTCCAGGCGATAGGTCGTGTCGAGCGTCTCCGCTGCCGTTGTAGCGAGGTCGTTAGGTATCCGAGCGATCTTCAACGTCGTCGTGCCGGTGATCGCCACGGCGTCGAGGGAGAACGTCTTGCTGAACCTGCGGATCTCGTATCGCTCCGTGCGCTCTGCCGCAAGGAGGTGCAGCCCGAGGTATTGTCCGATCTGAGAACTGACCTCCTCGATCATGGACTCAATGAACGCCGTGCGGCTGTCGCCGGCATCCGAGAGGTCCATCTTGGCAATGATCCTGGCCGCCGTGGACAGGTTGATCGGCTGGAGCGTGTTCGTCAGGTTCGGCACGCTTTACTCCTCAGGGTCTCCAAGCCGCTCTGCTGCCTCCGGCTTCTCCTGCGGCTCCTCGGGCATGACTGCCTCGAACAGGCGCGGGTGCGCCTGCACGACGGCTGTCGTGGCCGTGTACCGAAGACCGGGGAAGAAGACCTGTCCACCGACGCGAACCGGCTCTCCTCCTACTAGGACAACGTAATCAGCGCCTCGCCATCGGAGTTGCTCAGTCATCAGAGGGCTCCTCCGGCTTCGGCTCGTAGGCGAGGTCCGCCGGCGGCTCGGGCGGAGACTCCTGAGCCGGTGCCTTCGCCTTCGCCTTCCGCTTGGGCTTCGGCTTGGCCTTGGGCTCCGGCGCTGCGCTCGGGAGCGCGGAGAAGTCGATCTGTCGGGCAGGCTCGGTGAAGCGGAGGGAGCTATCTGCGGGCTTGCCCGCCTCGTACTCCTGGAGCCTGCTTCGGATCTCGTGCGGAATCTCGTTGATGCCGATCAGCGCCGCGTCTGCGGGCACTTCCTCGACCTTCTCCAGCTTGTGATACTGGCCGGACTTCTGGGCGATCTCGCACAGGTACGGCGAGCGCAGGTCAACGACCTCGCCTGCTCGCGCCCAGATCATGGGCTTGCCATCCTGCGACGGCCAGTGGAGAGCGCGTCCACGAAGGACGCGGTAGAAGCCTTGTCGGCCAGGGACTTGCTGGAACTTGTTCATGCTGTGCAGGCAGGTGTGGGGAGCAGAGGCCCCCAGAGCCCTGCCAAGCTCTGAGGGCCTCCTGGGAAGATCAGACGAGGACCTGGAACGCGAGTTCATCGGCGCCGCCAGACGAGGCGTCGATGTACTCGGCAGTGTTCGCGCAGCCGTAGAGGACACCGACGACGCCCATATCGCAGACGCCTCCGGTGCCGGTCGTCGTGTCCAGCTTGATGTAGCGGGACTGCTGCTCAAGGTCGATGACCCCGTGCAGCACGGTGTCGTCGTCGGTGGCCGCGATCGTGAAGGTCGCGCCCGAGATCGTGGCGAAGCCGCTGCCGCTCGTGGCCGAGGACTGCACGTTGATCGTGCCGTCCGCAGTCGCGGCGTTGGTGCCAAGGTTGACGGCGACATGAAGCCAGCGCCATCCCTTGGAGTCGAGTTCGACGCCAGCCGGGGTAGCACCGGCAGAGTGCGCGTCAGGGTCGAGGAGCTGGACCACGCGCCCAGCCGAAGTGAAGTCTGTTGCAGCCATTGGAATGGTCTCCGATCAGATGCTTGAGGTGTCCAGGTTCTGCGAGACGCAGAACGCGGTCGGCTGGGTGACGGCCACATCGACGTCGATGTAAGCCACGATGTGCGTCTGACGCTTCTTGAGAGCGTCGTCCGCGACGTTGGAAGCCTCGATGCTGAGGTTGTTCCAGGTAGCGAGCACGGCCTTCGAGAAGTCCCCGAAGATCGCCTCGGTCTGAGCGCCAGACGCGAGCTGCGTCGTGCGGCGGTAGCGGTAGCCGAGGATGAAGTCCTCAGCCCCTGCCGAGAAGATCTTGCGACCCATCTCCAGGTGATCAGCGGTGCTGTCCTGGCTCTTGATCTGGCGAGCAGCCCGCAGGAACTTGTTTGCGACGGCGAAGCCGAGCGACTGCGCTCCGGTGAGCGCGTTGGCGTCGGCCAGCGTGTCCTCCATCGCGAGCAGATCGGTGTAGAAGTCTGCGGTGACAGATGCGCCGGAGGTCGCAGAGGCGAAGTCGACGGTGTTCACGCCGGCGGTGTTGTAGATGCCGATCGGGTTACCGTCAGCGCCGGTGCCCTTCAAGATCCACTCGTTCCACTTGAGCGCAAGCTCCTCCGCCATGCGGCGGCGGATGAACTGGTCAGCGCCGACGCCGAGCTGGAGGAACCTCCGGCTGGCCTTGACGTAGGACTGAGCGCAATGCGGCTCCAGGCGATGGTTGCCGAAGCTGAGGTCCGTCGCCGTGTTGGCGGCGTTTTCGGCCACGTTGTCGACCACCGGGCCGCTGACCTCTCGGGGGATCTCGACGACACCAGCGCCCGTGACCGGGAGCTGAGTGATGCCAAGGTCCATCGCAATGACCTGCGGGCGCAGGAGCGGGATGATCTGGTCCTCGAAGACCTGGGTCGGCACGAGGAAGCCGCCGGCGGTGTCAGGCACGGTGCCCATGTCGTACAGCTCGCGCGACATGGCAAGCTCCATCGGGCACTCCTTCTCAGGGTTGCCCAGGGTGAGCCCTCGGAAGACGCGACCGAAGTTGTAGGTCTCGCCCTCGTGGGACTCCTCCATCGAGCCGGGCAGGTTGTGCTTGCGGCCCTCCTTCTCGGCTTGATCCTGCTCCGCTTCCCAGCGGCTCATTCTCTCGGTGACGACGGACATCGCGTTAGTGACGTCCACCATGTTGGCCTTGACTGCCTCCGAGACCTCGTCTCGAAGGAGCGTGCGGAACTCCTGCCGCTTCTCGTCCCGGCCCTTCTCGATGTTTTCGTCGAGCATATTGGGTTCAGTTTTCGGGCGTGAAGCCCAGGTCTCTGGCGAGGGTGTAGATGTCCGAAGAGCCGTCGCCAGTGACCGGCTGCTCGGTGGAAGGGGAGGCGCTGAGTTCCGTCAGGGCCTCGAAGAGGTCCGTCTGGCTCTGCACCGTGACGTCGGCCAACTCTTGGCGGAGTTCCGCGATCTCGGCGCGAAGCTCCACAAGCTGCTCGCGGGCTCTGACGTCCGCAAAGGTGACCGGGTTGTCGGCGTTGCTGATTTCGGTCGCATCCCACGAAGGCTCTGCGGCCTCAGGCTCAGGGGCGACCTCAGGGGCCTCAGGCATCTCAGGGACGGTCACCGAGTGCTTCGTCGCCTCGCCTCGGTCCTGGGCCAAGGTCTCGCGGAACTCACCGAGCACGCTGTCTCCGTGGACGCCAGCCTCTGCGAACTCAGCGAGCTTCTGCTCCAGGAGGTCGGTTCCGTCTGCGCTGAGGAGTCGGGCGTTCTTGTCGCGCCCGAGCGGCGTGATCGAGAACTCGATCAGGTTGGCCTTCTGGATCACGGCAGAGAACGGCTTCATGCCCATCGTCTCCTGCTCCTCCTCGCTCGGGGGCCGCATCTTCATCACGTCGAACCCGACGCTGCCGTTGCTGAGGAGCTTGGCGTCGACGAGATCCTCGACCAGCCCTGCGAACTCGTAGATGCCTCGGTCTGCAAACTCGACGTCGCCGGTCAGGGCCTTGAAGGTCTTGCCACCCTTGCGAAGCTCGACGCCCTTCTGGATCGCCTTGACCTTGCCGATCGGCGGGCGCGACTCTTGGATGTTGTGATCGTAGAGCACGTTGCTGCCGCGATACACGAACTCCTTCGTGTCCCAAGCGTTTGCCATGACCTTGTCGCGGAGGGGCGGAATCAAGTCGTCGCTGACCATGACGTAGCCGTAGGTCCGCCGGCCCATCTCGTCCTCATCCTCCTTCTTGCCGCGACCGTAGCTCGCCTTGCCGATCTTCGTGAGCGTCGAGAACTTGTGACCCACCCGAGTGTCGCTGGGCTCGCCGTCTCGGTAGACCCGAATCAGGGCTGCCGGGTCGTCCTCGGTGCCCTTGACCTTGAAGTCGGCACCAGGGACGTTGATCGTGCCGTTCCGCTCGATGCGCTCGATGCGGCCCTCGGCGCTGCCGCCGGAGCTTCGCCAGCGGACCATGTCGCCAGTCTTCAGGCCATCCGCTGCCGCGAACGCCTCGTCGGTCAATGCGTAGCGCAGGATGCCGTCACCGGCCTCCTGGCGGGCCTGGAGCCAATCCTCTGCGCTGACGCCAACGAGGTCAGCGTCCTCGATGGTGCCTGCGCGGAACTTCTCGGTGAGCTGTGCGTACTTCATGCGATCTCGATGTCCGGGTCATCCAAGGGGTC